CAGTGCCGTCGTCCACCACAAACTCATCTTGATAGAAAAGACATCTGGTGCCATCATTTAGCAAAAAAATTTAATTGTGACTATGACTTGGCAGCAATTGGGGGAACAGAAAACTGGCAACTTACACAAGAATTAATATCTAGAAAAGATCAACAATATAAATTTATTTTAGCAGAAGTTAGATTATCTAGTTTTCTTATGCCTATGCCATATGATGAAATACAAGATGAATTAATAGAAGAACTATCAATAGATAACATACAAGGCGTTATAGGAAATGCTATTCGTTATCAAGAACAAGCAAAAAAGTTTAAAAATAGTCAAGCAGTAAACACATTATTTGATGCATATCAAATATACCACAGTAGTGTAACAAGTTATTATAGAAGTGTTACAGAAATAAACACAATGTATAATATTGCAAAGTTAATGAACACTGATTTTTACTGGACAGTGTTTAGTGAAACAACTGTAAATCAAGATAATCCAGTAAATCAACAATTTAAAAAAGTAACTAATGAAAAATTTAAAGAATTATTTAATAAACGAGTGCCTAGACAAAGTATAAAAGATAAACTTGGTGTAGGTTGGAACGATAGTAGTTGTGAATGTGGACACTTTGATGAAACTCATCAAGAGCAAATTGCAGAGCTTTTGTATAAATACATAAAAGAACAAGGATAAATCGTTATGGATATTAAAGATGATTCAATAGTTGACAGTGTGATAGAATATGCTAATATGAAATTCGGTGTTGAACTTAGTGCTGACAACGTAAGCAAACAACTAAAACAATTTTCACTGGGTAAAACATTAGATATCATTGATGCAATCAAGCATAATGATGATGAATTATTTTTAGACTACATTGACATCAGTGTTGAAGAAGCATACGGTACAGCAGGAACTGCTACAGCAAGTGCAGCTACAACGAGAAAACAAAATACATTAGCTAATCAGCAAATGAGAAGAGATCGTATTGCAAGTGCTCAACGTGGCGGCGGCGGAGAAAGATCAGTTGCTGGTGGGAATAAAGCAGCAACAGGTTCTCCAGCACCAAAAGACGATGACAGAGAAGAACGTGCAGCAAATAGCGCAGCAAGTGCAAGCAACAAAAGCGAAATAGATAGATTAAAAGACTTAGTAATGAAGGTCGCAAATAGAAAATGAAACTCGTAGAAACACCAGGCGGAATTAGTGTAATCTTGTCTAATAGAGAGTACAAGATGTGGGAAAGCCTGTGTGAAGAAAAATGTAAAAGCGATTTAACTGAGAGAGAATTATACCTTGCACAGTCAATGTGCAGCAAAGGTGTAGTAAAGCGTATAACCAGAGAAGGTAAAACGTATTTTAGTCGTATCAAGAGTAGTCTTGACGAATGCGGTAGTCATTAAAGGAGCCAAACAATGCCATCAGCAGAAGAAACACGTGCAATGCAGGAAATTATGGACAAGCTGAATAATGCAACTTCAGCAAAGCCATCAAAAACAAGCCAATCACAAACACAACAAGTTACTGGTAATGTAAGTCCTGATGCACAGGAAATGTATAACATTTTACATAAACTTCAAAATGCAACTGAGGAAGGTGCTAAACAATTGGTAAAAGAAAGCAGTGGTCCTGATCCTATTATTATCCAGGATAAAGAACAAGCTGGTTTTGGTTTTGGTGATTTAAATGTTGTAATGCGTAAAGCAAGCGTATACGGATATAAAAAAACATTTTACACAGTAATGGAAGGTGACGAAATTGTTGCTGAGGACCTTGCACTATTTGAAAGTGCAATGGGTATTATTAAAAATGTACTGGGTAAAAATGAACATTCTAAAACAACTCGTATTATTGATTTAGATGAACAATATGGTATTCGTTTTGACGAAGCAGCACAACACAAAGCACGTGCAAAGACACTGACTGAAAGCGTGAAACAAGACGTTCAAATGGCAAAACACAGTGTAGCCGTTGATAAAATGCGTAATATAAAGGCGCAAATCAAGAAACTTATCTAAAATCCTCCTTTTTGCATAAATACTATATACAGTAAATAATAGCGAGGTTTTATTCATGAATTTATTAGATTTACAAGAGAATGCGTTTGCAAAAGTGCAAAAAGCATTAAAAGAGTCTTTTGCCGTTGATGTAGATTTCACAGCGCCAAAAGCAAAACTAGAAGCAATGTACCAGGCTACAGAAAAGCGTATTACAAAGTTACGTGAAAGCGGTACAGATCAAACATCAAAAGATTACCAAAAACTAATGCTTATTGCTGAAGGTCTGAGACTAGCAGCATCACAAGCAGTTGAGGAAGAAACAGTGGAAGTAAAAGAGTCAGCAGATTTAGATCAGGCAGAGGTACTACTAGCAGCAAAGCAACTAGCAGATGACCTACAAAAAATGGCAGAAAACTTAGCAAGCATGCAAGTTGAAGATCTAATGAGCATTACAAATGCAATGAAGGAAGAAGTAGGCGTAGCAGAAGCAGAAGCATTTAATGCATCAGCAGAAGCAGCTATTGCAAGTGCATTAGAAGCAGTAAAAGCAGCTAATGAAGGTGTTAACAACGCAGTCCTAACAGCACAAGGCCAAGCACCAACAGACATGGAAACACCAGTAGACATGGGTGGTGATGACGACATGGGCGACATGGATATTGATGTTGACATGGAAGAGCCAGCAGCAGATGATTTTGAAGGTGCAGACGCAGCAGATGCATCATTTGATGATACTGGTAGAGAAATGAAAGAAGATGCATACATTACAGCAATGCGTATGGTAAAAGAAGCGCAGAGCGAAGGAAAGGTAAGTGCAGCGGTTTTAAAACAAGCATTTGCTGAACTTAAAAAGTAATGAAAATTGTTGACATCATATATAATTCTCTACATGAGGATCAAGACCAGATTAAGTCTGCCATTATTGACATACTAACAGTAATGACAGGTGAAGGTGTTGATTCGATGAGTTTAGATGTGATTCAACGCAGCTTGGGATCGCAGGGTATTGACGTTGACGAACATGCACTTTTTGATATTTGTAGTAACCTCGCAATAGTACGTAATATCAAAGACGGAATTGTTTATTTTAATTCAGATAGTGACCAAAGTCAGTATCAAGATACTCCTGCTGATCCGCAAAAACAAGATAAAAAAATTGATACACTAGCTAGGAAGCAAGTTAAAAAAGAGTTAGACAAATGATTGTAGGACTAAACGCAACACAAGCACGTGCAAAAGCAAACCAAGACTTGGTAATTTACAATGAGTCATATGTGATTATGAATGAAATTATAACCGCAAGTGCAGCAGGTGTTTATGAAATTACTGTCAGTGATAAATCAACAATGACTGATGCTACTCCTACAGTTACTAAAAAAGGCACAGTACAAAATCCAGTTATTGCTCCAGGCGTAACACTAATCGTTAATGGTTCAACTATTACTCTTGGTACAACTGGTACAACACTTAATGCAGTGGTTGCTGATATTAATGACGCAGGTGTTGCAGGTGTTGTTGCAAGTAAAGAAGATGGATATCTTGTGCTAAGTATCACAATGTCACAAAGTGATTGGACATACAGCATTGGTGCTGGTACTGCAAACGCAACTCTTGGGTTAACTGAAGAAGTAAACACAGGAACAGCAACAGGCAAGTCATATTATGAAGTTTGGCAAGGTTCAGTAACTGATAGAGCAAAACAGCAACAAATGGACGAAATTATTCGTTACTTTGAAAACTTAGGCTACAAAATTCAAAGACGTAGCAACACCGTGAGTAGCAAAACATTTGATTGGTATGTCTTCTGGTAAATTTTATATTTTAAACCAAGAACTTATTGACATTCTTGGATAATATTATATACTTTACATATGACAAATGTAACTTCCCCTTTTCCATATCAGGAATTAAAACGCAAAAGTATTGGCGGAAAACGTCTATACGAAAATCCCTGGGGCGATCCTGTTCCCAGTGTAACTACTATCCTTGACAAAACTAAACCTGCTGAAAAGCGGGCAGCTCTTGCGAACTGGAAAAAACGTGTAGGAGAAAAAGAAGCAGCACGTATTACCCGTGAAGCAGCTGACACTGGCACATACATGCATGCTATACTAGAGCATTGGGTGCTTAATCAAGTTTACGAAGGACAAACAAGTCAGCAAAGTAAACTCATGGCTGAAACAGTCATTAAAAACATTGAGCCAGATTTAGATGAAGTATGGGGTAGTGAAGTTAATTTATGTATGCCACAGCTTTATGCTGGTACTACTGACTTGGTTGGTGTTTGGAAAGGCAAGCCAACTATCATGGACTTTAAACAAACCAACAAGCCTAAAAAGCGTGAATGGATTGACGACTACTTTATGCAAGGTGCAGCTTATGCACTAGCACATAATGAACTATATGAAACCAAAATTGAAAACATTGCTATCTTTATGTGCAGTAGAGATTGTCAGTGGCAGTTATTTGAAGTAGAAGCTGAAGAATTTACTGACTGGGAAACACGTTGGGCCTTGCGAGTAGGCGAATTTTACGGCGTATAAGCATAAATACAATATATGTAGAAAACGGACGGTAAACTAACATGGCAGATATTACAGCAAAAATTACAGTAAGACAAGGTGCGATTGCACAACTACCAAGACTAAGTCCTGGTGAGTTTGGTATGGCAACTGATGTAAACAGACTTTTTATTGGTAGTAAAGTACACACTGCAACTGGTGATGGCTCAACTACTGAATTTACATTTGGTGTTGATTTAGATAAAGTAGCAGAAGATCAAGCCTATAATCTTTACTATATTGATATTGACGGAAACGATCAAACATATAATAGTGATTATACAGTAGACAATTTTAAAGTAACATTTACAACAGCACCAGCAAATGGTGCAGTAATTACTTTCACTTATAATAGTGAAGTTATGCTAACTACACCACCTGAAGGTATTATTGACGTTCCTGTTGATGTAGAAGTATCGTCAGGCGCATTAACTAACCAACCGTTTCCAAGCATTACTATCGACCCTGCCAGATTTGGCAGTGCCAAGATTAGATATAGTCTTGTGAGTGCAAATCATCGCCGTAACGGAGTTTTAGATATTGCATTAGATAGTGATGTAAATAATATTACTATAAACGACAATTACACACAAAATACTGGTAGTACATTAGATCATGAATTTGGAAAATCTATTGTTAACAGTCAATTTGTTCTAACAGTTACTACTACTGAAACCCAGCCAGTACGTATGACATGGGTTGAAGATCATTTTGCAGTAGCTACTGTCTAAAATGGAAAACTTCTGGTTACGTCCCCCCGCCCAAAGACTGAAAGATTGGAGGCAATTTCGTAAACATCTATCTGAGTTGGATGATGACGATATAGTTCTTGAAGAATTAGTTGAATGGTGGAAAACTGTTCCAATTAGCACACGTGTAATTGATCCATACGATAGTAAACATTGGCCAGACCCTTGGGAACTGTTATACAATGATGAATATGATGAAAACGTAATAGCACTGGGCATGTGTTATACACTTGCATTAATAGATTGGCCTTGTACATTACAACTAATACAGTGTAATGAAAAAAATGAAATAAAACTTGTTTTAGTAGTTGACGACATTTATGTTCTAAACTATACTTACAATAAGATACAACCAGTAGCCAATATTAGCCACTGCGAAATCCTACATAGTTGGGAAAGCAGTGAGTTAACAGATTAGTTATACGAAAAAATATATTGGTAAATAAATTTACCGTTGATGAAAAAGAGAGAATAATAATGAATAAAGAGATAACTGTACTAAAGAGGGATGGATCAAGAGAGCCATTAGATTTAGAAAAAATGCACAAGGTGGTAATGCATGCATGTGAAGGTATTTCAGCTGTTAGTGCTAGTGAAGTAGAGTTAAAATCTCATATTCAATTTTATGACGGAATTACAAGCGAAGAGATTCAAGAAACATTAATTAAAGCAGCGGCTGATTTAATCAGTGACGAGGCACCAAATTATCAATGGGTAGCAGGACGTCTTATTAATTATCATTTGCGTAAAATGGTATACGGCGAGATCAATCCTCCTCATTTATCTGAAATCGCTCGCAAAAATGTGGATCTAGGATATTACGACGAAAGTTTTTTTTCTGTTTATAGTGATGAAGAAATTGATAAACTAAACAGCTTTATTAAACATGAACGTGATGACAACATTGCTTATGTGGGTATGGAACAATTCCGTGGCAAGTACTTAACACAAAACCGTGTAACAGGACAGGTATTTGAAACACCACAAGTTGCATATATGATGATTGCAGCAACACTTTTCCAAAACTATCCAGCTGAAACAAGATTACGTTATGCAAAAGACTTTTACGATGCAGCAAGTAATTTTGACATCAGCTTACCAACACCTATCATGGCAGGTGTACGTAGTCCACAACGACAGTTTAGTAGTTGTGTTCTTATTGAAACAGGCGATAGTTTGGACAGTATTAACGCAACATCAAGTGCAGTAGTAAAATATGTTTCACAAAAAGCAGGCATTGGTATTGGTGCAGGTAGTATCCGTGCTATTGGTTCTCCTGTGCGTAATGGTGACACAAGTCATACTGGTGTTATTCCTTTTTATAAAATGTTCCAGAGTGCAGTTAAGTCATGTAGCCAAGGCGGTGTGCGTGGCGGAGCAGCAACTCTACACTATCCTATTTGGCACTACGAGGTTGAAGATCTACTAGTTCTTAAAAACAACAAAGGTACAGAAGATAATCGTGTACGTCACTTGGACTACAGTGTGCAGTTTAACAAACTAATGTATGAACGTCTACTAAGTGGTGGCAACATTACACTATTTTCTCCAAGTGATGTTCCAGGACTATACGAAGCATTCTTTAATGATCAAGACGAGTTTGCACGTTTGTATGAAACAGCAGAACGTAATACACGACTACGTAAAAAGTCTATTCCAGCTATTCAACTTTTTTCGTCATTTATGGAGGAGCGTAAGAATACAGGTCGTGTATATCTACAAAACGTTGACCATGCAAATACACACAGCTCATTTGATGAAAAAGTAGCACCTATCCATCAGTCAAACTTATGTCAGGAAATTGACCTACCAACAAAACCACTAGATAGTATTTTTGATGATCAAGGTGAGATTTCACTATGTACACTAGCAGCTATTAACTGGGGTAACATTAAAGCCCCTGGTGATTTTGAACGTGTTTGTGACTTGGCAGTACGTGCGTTAGATGAAGTATTGGATTATCAGCAGTACCCAGTGTTAGCAGCAGAACTAAGCACAATGAAAAGACGTCCACTAGGTGTTGGTATTATCAACTTTGCATATTGGATGGCTAAAAATGACAGTACATATCAAAATCCAAACTTGGAATTAATTGACGAATATGCAGAGGCTTGGAGTTATTATCTAATTAAAGCAAGTGCAAACTTGGCAGTTGAAAAAGGAAATATCGAAGGCGTATGCGAAACAAAATATGGTATGGGTATTACACCCAATCAAACATACAAAAAAGATGTAGATGAACTTGTTCCACATCAAGAGCGTCAAGATTGGCAAGGACTACGTGAACAACTACGTAAAACAGGTATCCGCAACTCAACATTGATGGCTCTAATGCCAGCAGAAACAAGCGCACAGATTTCAAATAGCACAAACGGTATTGAACCGCCACGTGCCTATATCAGTGTAAAGCAATCAAAGCATGGTGTACTAAAGCAAGTTGTACCAGGTATCCACAAGCTAAAAAGCAAATATGATTTGCTATGGGATCAAAAATCTCCTGAAGGATATATTAAAATTTGTGCAATACTACAAAAGTATATTGACCAGGGTATCAGTGTAAACACAAGCTACAATCCACAGTTCTACGAAGATGAAAAGATTCCAATGAGTGTAATGATTCAACACTTGCTGATGTTCTACAAATATGGTGGCAAGCAACTTTATTATTTTAACACATACGATGGCCAAGGAGAACTAGACGTATCTAAACTGACAGAAGAACCACTTGCTATTGGTGAAGATGACGACGGTGCATGTGATAGTTGCGTAATTTAAATGAATATATGGAAAGAAATTTGCGATAACAGACATCGTTACGTTTGTACATATCGTGACTTTCCAAATTATGGACTAGCATATGCTAAAACTTGTGAAGACGATGTTCCAGAAGATGGAATATATCAACAGCACGGTAATGCAAACTTTTGGTTTGATCGCTATGATGTTAAGGTAAGTTGTAAACATGACTACACGGCATACATAGACTTTACAGAGAAGTTGTGTTTTACACACAGCTTTCCAAGTAGACACTGTACACTTCACATTAGTAATCAGTTTTCGGATTATTGGTCTGGTTATGATTTATTTGACATAGACTATCACTATACTATACTAGATAATTTTTTAACATCACTACATCCAGATAGTTATTGTTTTGTACAGCTACACACTAAAGCAATGACGGACGATGTAACACGTTTTCAAAAGAGTACAGACTTTTATAAAGAATACTTGCCAAAATTTAACAATGTGTTGGAGTTTAAAATTGCACAGGAAGTACACCAGATTACTGACAATGATCCAACAACAAATGTATCGGACAATGAGTTTAACTTAGTTGAATATTGGAAACGATAAATGGAAAGATTGACTTTTGTCATATGTTAATGTATAACCATATAAAGATAACTACTGATACGTATCAAAAAGGAACGATTAACTGTTCTTTTGATACGTTATATGAACAGCAAAGGAAAAATTTATGAGTGTTTTTAATGCCCAAAACAAGGCGGATCACACTAGAGCATTGGCTTTCTTAGATCCAACAGGCGGCGTAACAATCCAGCGTTATGACATGCTAAAATATAAACAATTCGATAAGCTAACAGACAAGCAGCTGGGTTTCTTCTGGCGTCCAGAAGAAGTAGACGTAACAAAAGACAGTAGTGATTTTAAAAATCTAACTGATCACGAAAAGCATATTTTTACGAGTAATCTTAAGAGACAGATTCTTCTTGATAGTGTGCAAGGTCGTGCGCCAACTGAGGCATTTGCTCCACTGGTAAGTATTCCAGAACTAGAAGCATGGATTCAAACTTGGACATTCAGTGAAACAATTCACTCACGTAGTTATACACATATCATTCGTAACGTATACGCAAACCCTAGCATTGTGTTTGACGAAATGATGGATATTGAAGAAATTTTAGATTGTGCAGATGACATTTCAAAGAACTATGACGAACTGATTGAAATGGCAGGTTATTACAACCTATTAGGTGAAGGCACACATACAGTAAACGGTAAAAAAGTTACAGTTGATTTATATGAAATCAAGAAGTCGCTTTACAAAACACTAATGAGTGTAAACATTCTTGAGGGTGTTCGTTTTTACGTTTCGTTTGCTTGTAGTTGGGCATTTGCAGAACTTAAGAAGATGGAAGGTAATGCTAAGATTATCAAACTAATCGCACGTGATGAAAACTTACACTTGGCTTCAACACAAACATTGCTAAAATTACTTCCAAAAGACGATCCAGATTATATTAAAATTGCTCAAGAGACAGAAGCGGAATGTATTAAAATGTTTGTTGATGCAGTAGAACAAGAGAAGGCTTGGGCTGAGTATCTATTCAAAGATGGTTCAATGATTGGCTTGAATACAGAACTACTGGGTGATTATATTGAATGGATTTGTACAAAAAGAATGACTGCGGTAGGACTACCATCACCTTACAAAACACCGCAAGCAAACCCACTACCTTGGACACAAAAATGGATCTCAGGTGCGGAGGTACAAGTTGCTCCACAGGAGACAGAGATTTCAAGTTATGTTATTGGTGGTGTTAAACAAGACGTATCCGAAGATACATTTAAAGGATTTAGTTTATGATTATTATTTTTGGAAAGCCAGCATGTCCTTCATGCACAAAGGCAAAACAATTATGTGAAATGCGTAATTATGATTATGAATATAAAGAACTAGGTAAAGACTTTGAGCGTGAGTATATTCTTGACGAGTTTCCAGGTGCAAGAACATTTCCACAAATTGTGGTAAACGGTCAAAAAGTAGGTGGCTACGAACAGTTTACAAAGTATATTGAAGACACTGCTTTTAACGGAACAGGTCATACAATCTCATGATTATTGAAAAACCATTCGAAACAGGTGACGTTATTAGCGTCAAACTAACAAGCGGCGAAGAAATGGTTTGTCGCTTGGATAAAAAAGGTCAAGGATCAATTACAGTTAAAAAACCAATGATGCTAGTAGCAGGCCCAGATGGCGGAATGGGACTAGCACCTTTTATGTTTACAGTTGATCCTAACGGACAATTTAAAATTCAACTTGAAAATATTATTTGTACAGTTAGAACTGCAAAAGATGCAGCTGACATGTACTTACAAGCAACAACAGGAATTGTAACAGCGTAATGGCACGTGGTGTAGCAAGAGTAGGTGACAGAACTCACGGCACTTGTTATGGACACATTACTCCATTGAGTATTGGCGGAACTATAACCAGTGGCAGCGGTAAAGTTATTACCAACGGCAAACGTACAGCTCGTATTGGTGATACAGTTACAGCAGATTGCGGTCATACTGGCACGATTGTAAGCGGTAGTGGAAAAGATATTGCTGACAATGGTGCTAAACCTGTTGCTAGATTAAATGACAAAGTTAGTGGCACGTATGTTGCTACTATTATTACTGCCAGCGATGACGTTATTGCTGACGAGTAAAAAACTTTAAAAAAAGTAAAACATTTTGCTTGACATTAGTAACTTTACCATGTAGTATAAATTTATATGTTAATAAAACAAATGGTGAATAAATGCGAGCCCAATTATATGAAGACGGCGTAAAAAGAATCAACGCCAAAATTGAAATACCTATGACTCACGGAGATGTCAGTGACTATGTTTTATGTGCAGTTGCATGTGAACAAGTAACACTGGACGAGGTACAACAACTTAACAAGCGTGAACTTTTGCGTGTTGCAAAAGATGAGATCTACTCACATGGCGCACAGTATCCTAGAATTAAAGCTAGCGAAGTTGATAACGATACAAATGTTATTGTGCGTAATTATGTAAAAAGAATGTTTCCAGAGCTAGACTAAGTTGAAAAAATTAATCATTTATATTTGTCCAGGACATCAATGTAGTGAATTTGTGCCGTGGTTGATTAACCATAGCTCAGATATGAGTCACAATCAAACAGATGAATTTCCAGTAGATTGGACTGAATACGACAGTAGTTATGGTATTGGTTGGGAACCAATGGAGTCACAATGGACATTCAATGGTCAGCCTGATGTTAGGATTAATTATAAAAAACAAGCTAGAATGAGTTCAGAGTTTCCAGTTAACTGGATGACACAGTATATGGAAACTGTAGACTTTCAAACAGCGTGTGTATTTTTTAATTTAAGCAACCCGGACATATATCAAAAATGGACAAGTGACTGTCGTGAATGGTTTGCTAAAAATCACAGTGATGTACAACTTGTTTTTGTTGGCCATGTTATGTATCTTGAAACACTCAAGCATCCAAGCCGCTATAGCATTAAAGAAGGCTACATATTGGATACAACAGAATATAATTTATCAAGAGAAAATCTTTCCGGTCACAAGCAAAATTTTCAACTATGGTTAAAAACTAAACAGCAAGCACGTGGTACTAATTTGTATGAAGTTTACAAACAGAGTAAATTTGATTACGTTTTTAATTTAAGTGAATTGGAACATCTTGATGGATGTCGCCAAGCAATAGGAAAGCTAGTAAGCGTTCCTGATAATTTAGAAGAACTTTTCAATCGTTATATGGAATTAAACAAGCCTGACACTGAGCTTGATGAACTTTTATTTAAAATAATGCTTGACAAGTAAGACGTTTTACTGTATAGTAATATATGTAATTTAGTTAGGAGACTAAAATGAAAAAGACATTAACAACAATTTTTGGTTTAGCAATGCTAGCAACAACTGCACATGCACATGAAGTTACTTCATACAAGCGTGTATGTGATAATGTTGAAACACCAATTTACGGTGAGAGAACAGTAACTACACAAGGCGGTGATGCTGGTGAAGGTGCTCTTGCTGGTATGATTATTGGTGGTATCCTTGGTAAAGGAGTTAGCGGCAACGACAAAGGTGCAGCCGCTGGTGCAGTTATTGGTGGCATTATTGGTGCTGATAAAGCACAAAAAGGTGGTACACGAACAGAGCGTTACATCACAGGTTACAAAACAGAACGTGTTTGTAATAACGTAGCAGTTTCGCAATCACATACACATGCAAATGTTGTTCCTGTTGGCAAAGCAGGTCCAATTGAAACTATCTACCGTATCACTACTAACACCCCAGGCAAAAAAACATGCACATGGGAAGACGAATATAAAGCAGGACACGGTTGGGTAGAAGTACAAGTGTGCCGTAAAACATCAACTGTAAAATACAAGTACGAGTTGGTGGTACGAATAAATGGAAAGTTGTATAGAGATACAACATTTAACTCTAACCTACAGGTTGGAGACTGGTGGAAACTAACAAAAACAGCAACCTTTAACTAATAGGTGATATATGTTAAAGCACATTCTTTCCGCACTATTGGTAGTAGCAGCAACATCTGCTACTGCCAATGTAGATACTAGTCCACGTCCAAAGTTGAGACCTGACAATATAGGCGTTAACAATCGTGTAAGCCAAGTTGATTACAGCAAACAATGGAATTTTAATTATAGTGAATTCATTTACACTGATTATACAAAATACCAACAACTAAATCAAAAATACTGGACTGGTACTTATGAAGTAGATCGTCATCGTCAGTATGTTGAGCATTATAATAACGATAACTGTACTGATCATTTACTAACAGAAAAAAGCATGAATGGTTGGCAAGGTCGTGCAAATTATCAAAGTAATGACAAAACATATCAATGTGTACGATTACTAGCAAAAATGGCTAGAACAGAATTTAGCCATTGGGATCGGGGAGAATGGAACCAGTTGTTGTTTGACACAATGATTCCACATTGGTTAGACAACAATGCGTTTGTTATGAAAAACTATCGTGATGATCATGGGTATCAGGAAAACATTCCTTTTGACAACTTGAGATATGATATTTTTTACAACTACTATACACTAGCACAGTGGTATGGTACTGATGTTGAAACAGACCGCCGCATGCTAACTTGGTGGGAGAACCAAGAGCGTAGTCATACACATGCAGTATGGAGCAAAAATGCTCACAAATGTTTTAAGCCCAGTAAAACTGTAGATCAAAGTCAGTTTTATCCAGCTAACAGAAAAAATCAAGGCACTGGACTATGTCAAAACGGTGCAGCAAAGTATGCCTGGATGTTAACACTAACTGGACTATATCACAAAAACAGCGACTATATTAATGAAGCTGTATGGGTAGTAGATAACATTTTGACTGCCGCTGACAAAAACGGTGCTACGCCTGATGCAATACGTGGAGGACAAGCACCCAGTTATTTGGCAAAAGTTAGTGATCAACTTGATCGCATTGCAGTAGAACTTGACTATAGATTTGGATATGATTTGTACAGCCGTGCTAACAAAGATGGTACAACAGTTGCAGATGTAATTCAGTATGGTATTGATGCTTGGATGGATCCCAAAACAAATTATGACTATGCTAGAAAAAATACTCAGCATCGTAGAATAAATGATATACAAGGTCAGGAAGGATGCAAGCAAGAAATGGATCAAGCATGTTTGTCACAACGTAGTGGATATATAAGCCAGTGGGTTGGAAAACTAACTTGGAATAAAACACAGTACAAGAAGTATATACGTGTTAACGGCGAAGTAGAAGCATGGGATGGACTAAGACGTCCAATAATTATGCAGATTCGTGAAAATAATTCTTGACTTTTATCAACATTTACAGTATGTTAAGAAAAGTAAGGATAAATAAACATAGCAGTTAATTTAACTGGCCCTTATAGCTCAGTTGGTAGAGCAACTGATTTGTAATCAGTAGGTCCGCGGTTCGAGTCCGTGTGAGGGCACCATATGCGGATATGGTGAAATTGGTAGACACGCTAGATTTAGGTTCTAGTGCCGCAAGGCGTGGGGGTTCAAGTCCCTCTATCCGCACCAAACATCTAAAGGAGTAAAGGATGACAAAACTAACCGCACTAGTAGGTTTCATCCTCGCACTGGCTTCACCAGCACTGGCAGAGGATATAACTATTGAAATGCTAAACAAACGTGAAGATGGTGCTAAGATGGCATACTCGCAAGACATTGCAGCCGTTGAAGTAGGCGATACAATTACATGGACACCAACTTCAAAAGGACACAATGTAGAATTTATCGCGGGTCCTAATGGTTGGGAAGCACCTAAAAAATCAAAGTTGGGTAAAGAATATGCTTACACATTTGATAAACCAGGTGTTTATTTGTACCAATGTACACCACACAAGAGCATGGGCATGATTGCCATTGTTGTTGTAGGTGAACTAAAACAAGAAGACATAGACAATATCAAAGACACAAAACTACGTGGTAAGTCAAAAAAGAAGTTTTCCGAACTATTGGCTGAATTACCATAACCAAACACAAAGTACATTTAAACGGAGACCCTGAAATTTAAAGAGGACGTGGCAGGGCACAACGACGGACATACATAAATATAGAACACAGAGATTACAAGTTGCTCTTTAAACTAACTTGCGTGGGGCCTTAGCTCAGCTGGGAGAGCGCCTGATTTGCATTCAGGAGGTCAGGAGTTCGATCCTCCTAGGCTCCACCAATTAACCCTAAATCCAACATTTGGGGTACGATATTTTCCCATTTACCATTTATACAAATTTGCATAAAGTACCTATAACTATGATAGGGCTCTATTCCGTGCCACTCATACACATTGGTTAAGTATGCTTCTCCACGATGATACAAGCGATCTACTTCTTGTTGACCGTTTTCGTCTGCATACCAGATAGTAGGACTGTCTTCAACATAGTTTAATGGAAATGTAATTACACATTCGCGGCCACTTGCACGACCATCACTGTGACAATATACATCTCCTTTGTTTTTTAAAAAAACAATATGTCTTATATCAAAAACGTCTGGTAATATATCATAACACCACTGTGGTATAACATCAAGTTCTTCACGTGTAATAGTAATTTCGTTACCGTCTTTCAAGCCATCGTATTCATATTGCGTGTATGTAAGTTGTTCCTGGATGTCGATTAACTCATCGATTTCTTCAAGAGTAAGTTGTCTTTCCATTAGATAATAATATTTGTGCATGTTAATATTTATTGACATAAAAAACAAAAAGTGTTATTATAATCAATATATTACAGCATAAATACAATGTAGTTAATTTTTTTGGAGATTTCATGGAAAATACAACAAAACTTTTAATCAACCATGCATTCTGTCATGTTATGTTGATTCCAGCTTTCTTATACGGAGAACTGTGGATGTTTGCAGCGACATTTGTTTGGTGGTATATTATTGCTATTGTAGCCATTAGTGGCGGATATCATAGATACTACAGTCACAAAAGTTTTAAAGCCAGTAAGTTTTATGAAATAATGGTAAATGTATTGGGTATTTTCAGTGGTGCAGGTCCAGCAATGACTTGGGCAGGCGCACACATGCAGCACCATGCATACAGTGATACAGAAAATGATCCACACAGCCATGTTAAAAAAGGCAAATGGAGTGTATATGTAAACACGTGGGGATGGGGTTTTAGACTTAAAAGACGCTTTATTATGAGATATATGAGAGATCCTATTCTTTCATGGTTCTATAAAAATTATTTCCGTTTAAACATTGCTATTATTGTTGTGCTAACACTCATTGATCCAATGCTAATGATTTTTGGTTATGCATTACCAGTTGTAATTGCTTTCCATGCTTATGGTATTCTAAACATACTAGGACACCACGGTGGAAAACCAACCAACAGTTGGATAGCAAATATTTTAACTGCTGGAGAAGGATGGCATGAAAACCATCATAAACGTGCAATGCACTATCGTATTGGTAAAGAGTGGTGGCAATTAGATCCTACTGCATGGTATATTAAAATATTCCATAGACCAAACTAAAACAGGAGCACAAATGAAAAAACTAAGAGATCTACCCGGTGTTGGGGTAGAGTATGAACTTGACTTTAATTCAATGAATAAAGATGAGGTCATTGAATTTGGTGCGAACATTGTGAGCGACAATGTTATACTAGTTCGCAATCAAAATTTAACAGAAGCACGTGTACAAGAAGTGTGCGAACTAATTGGAAGGTGCCAAAAACCTGACCAATTTTTTATGCATCCTGATTACCCTGCTTTATTTCGTGTAACAAATGAACGTAAAGACGGCGAGAAAATAGGCTTGTTTGCTGACAAAGAATTGGATTGGCATAGTAATGGTAACGGACGCCCTAGCGGAAAAGAAAGTTGCGTGGCATTATATTGTGTACGACCAGGCAAAGACAGCGTTACAAGTTTTTGTGATACTCGTCGTGCATACAATGAACTACCAGACGATATCAAAGAAATTGTTAATGATGTTGATTGTGTATTCCAGTTTAAAAATAATACTTTTTACAACTTGGATGAAGATGACAAAGAACTAGTTATGTTTGAAAACACTGACATTTATCCTGAAGGTGTGATAAAGCCATTGGTTTATCAGCATCCCTGGACTGGTGAAAACGGACTATATTTTACATTCCATTACATTCGTAAAATGTGGAGACGTGACGGCAGTGAATTAGATCAAGCATGGCTAAAACAATATTTGTTGGATCATGTGTTTCAAGAAAAATATATCTATCATCATGATGATTGGCAACCAGGTGATTTTATTTTTATGGATCAATTCCACAGTATTCACAAACGTAACGCAGTAGAAGGTGAAAGACTGTTATACAGAATTAGTTTTGACTATAGGAGAGTAAAAAATGCCATATCCATCCCCCAATGAACTAAAGGCTGTTAGAATAGACACTGCTGAATACGAAAACATGTTTTTGGATCAGTTGCTACAGCTAATGGAACATGGCGGAGATAGAAATGCTGATTGGTGGCCATTCCTATTAGAAAATTGGAAAAAAAGATATGAGCGTTGGTATATGACATTGCATGGTACTCGTATTGTTTATTTTAGTGCAGTACAAAAGATGACCTGGGATAGCGGTATACCTGAACTAAACGAAACTTATTATCGTTTAATGACAAGAACCTGGAGTGGCATTAGAAAGATAGGACTGGAAAGCGGCGTTATTAAAACAGAAATGTCTCCAGCAATGCTAGCACTGGGTTTACAACTGGAAGACTTTCCAGATAAAAACAGATTGATGACTATGGAGTACACTAATCGCCGTTCAATGATGCAAAGATTGGCTGAAAAAGTTAATATCATTTACAATGGAGAATGGCAATTACGTGAAGGCATGTATTTTACATGCACAGACTTTCCAGAAAATCGCAAAAAGCCAGACTGTTGGCAGTGTGTGATCAGTGAACGTGAATTGCCTTTTGACATGATTTCAACAGAACAATTTATAAATATGTTTGGGAACAGGAAAAAATCATAATGGAAGAAAATAACGAAGTATGCTTAATTAAAGAAAGTCGTCGTCAACGTGTTAAAGGCGATGCACCGGGTCGTGATAACTTTTTAACATTTGCTAAAATTGGAGAAGTTGACCTGGCTTTAGTGGAAAAACTAAATGAGATTGCTGACAGACGTGACGGCAATGACTTGGGTACAGACAACTACAACTTGAGCCAAATATGTCAGGTTGAGGATGTTTTTAACGCAGCGGGTCAGTATAGGCAGATCCTAATTCAAGAACGTGAAGTTGACGAAGTAACAGTAGACGAACACAACTATACAAAATACAATGAAGATGTGAGTATTCCGTTTTTTGATCAAGTATACAGATTGCGTATTAGTGAAATGCCAGCAGGTCATGAAATGCACTGGCATATTGACAGTAACACAAGTGTTATGTGTAGAGCACAAATATGCCTTAAAGAAAATGACAGTGTTTTCCAGTTTAGACGCAGAGGCGAAGTTCAAGAGTTTCAAATGAAGC